GTGTTTACGTCCGCAAATTAAAAGTTTGGGGGTATTTTGAAAAAAAACAAATGCAATTTGAGTGCGGTGGAATCCCCAACGATTTTAAAACGCAGCCGGGTCCGGCGGGAGTACACTTCGGCGCTGCGCCAAGAGACTGTAAAACAGACAATCGGCGATATTTTGCCTGGTTGTGAGATTTACGGGTTCACAAAGGGGCAGTTTTCTTTAATTGACGTGCTTGAACATCTGTTAAACCAAACGGGGCCGGCAGATTTATTAATTGCAACATGGTCAGCGGCAGCTGCGGACATAAAAGCGGCCCACAGATTTTTGGGTGATGGCCGGATTCGTGATTTGAGGTTGCTTGTTGATTATAGTTTTCAGAGCCGCAAGCCTGATTTTTGTCGGGAATTGGTGGAAACCTTTGGGGCGGATGCAATTCGGGTTACGGTGACTCATGCGAAATACGCTTTACTTTCAAACGAATCTTGGAATTTAGTGATCCGGACCAGCATGAATTTAAACTGGAACCCCAGATTTGAGAATTTTGAGATTTCCGACTCCAAGGAATTCATGGATTTTCAGCAGGCGATTATAAAAGAGATTTGGGAATCCCAGGATGTCGGTGAGGGTTTCAGGGTATGGCCGCAGGACAACAAAGACAAGTTCAAGGAAGCATTTAATCGGCAGACCTCTGTTTTTAATAAGGGCATGACGGACGGGAGGGATTTGATATAATGGCAAAGCCAGGACCGCGCACAACTCCAACAAAATTAAAATTAATCAAGGGCAATCCGGGCAAGCGTCGCCTGCCAGAGAATGAGCCGGAGCCGGAAGTTTCGGTCAAGATCCCCAGGGCTCCAACAGAACTTAACAAAATAGCAAAAAAGGAATGGCGACGGATGGCGAAAGAGTTGCACACGATGGGACTGCTGACCAATTTCGACTTGGCGGCTTTCCGTGGGTACTGTGTCTGTTATGCCCAATGGGTTGAAGCCTTACGACAGATCGAGAAACATGGCGTCTTGATCAAGGCGCAAAGTGGCTTTCCAATGCAATCGCCCTATTTACAGATTGCCAACAAAGCTATGATCGAGATGAGAAAATGGTTGGTCGAGTTCGGCATGACACCGAGCAGCCGAACCGGTCTAAAGGTCGAGAACCCAAAACCAAAATCAAAGGTCGAAAAATTCAGGGCGCGAAAGGGAGGGGGGAAGTGACAAAAATTGTAGCTATATTGGGCGGTGGGGATTGGGCAGATGCAAGCGTTGAGCATATAGAGGTTCCCAATGGAATGGATTTAGAGGTTGAACGTAATACATACAGGGAATGGTTGCGTAATACTACAAGCGGCGCCTGTTTTTCATTCGCGGGCTTCTTAAAAACAAGGGGGGCAACAGACACAGACAAGGTTGAAGAATATTGGGAATATTAAATGTCACGTAAGCCTAAAAAGAAAGGGGGGAAGTGATGGATAAATTTATAGACATAGACCTAAAAGATGGCACGGGTGGCTTTTTGATCCACGATACAGAAGGTGGAAGGGGTATAGCAAACGAGCTTTTAAAAGATCAGAAATATATAATGAGTAACCACAAAGAAATAATCAAAGAGCTGGCTGAAGATATTAAGAAAAAAATTGATGGTGGCACATTGCTCGGAGACAAGGTGGATTTAAACGACATTGACTGTATGATTGTGGCAGCTTACAACCTCGCAAAATTTGAAAGATATGGTGCAAAAGCAAATGGATAAACGGGATCAAGAAATTGATGGGACAGATGATCATATTTCTCTTGGAATTTTAGCCTTTATCCGTGTGTTTACTGAAGAGGTTGGGCTCATAAGATTTATGGATTGGGCAGAAAAAAAACTGGAAAGACTTTTTGATGGCAAAAAGCAAACCTAAAACAAAGGCGGGTGGGAAATGAAATCTCTATACGAACAACTCAAAGATGCTGATGACGACATCCGAAAACAACAAAACATCCATGTTAAATTCAAGCATTGTGATAATACGCTGAGGACTATCAACGGGCGAATAATAACCACGGAAGAATGGACAAAACGCCTTACTCTCAACAAGGGCAAAACCCCATTTGTCAAATTACACAAAAACAATGCCACGCAAGCCTAAAAAGAAACCAAAGAAACCAGTTCACGCGGTCACTCAGTATGCCAGAGACATTAGGGACCGGAAGGTCCCGGCGAACAAGTGGACACGATTGGCATGTATCAGGCACCTGCAGGATCTAAGAACCGGGAAAAAACGGGGATTGTATTTCGATGAAGCGGCGGCCGATCACACCATATCGTTTTTCCCGGAGTTCCTATGTTTCTATGAGGGGGCATTTGAAGACCAGCCGTTTTTACTTACACCAAACCAGAAATTCATTATTGGTTCTCTGTTTGGCTGGAAGCGCAAAAAGGACGGATTTAGGCGTTTCCGAACAGCCTATATAGAAACATCGAAGGGGCAGGGGAAAAGCCCTCTTGGTGGTGCAACCGGCCTTTATTGTGAAATATTTGACGATGAGCCAGCAGCGGAATGTTATGTTGCTGCAGTCACTAGGGAACAGGCAGAAATAGCTTTTCGTGATGCCAGGATTTTTGCTGAGAAATCCGAATCTCTTAGGGAGATGCTGGTTGTTGATAAGCGCAACATCGCCTATCTTGATACAAATAGTTTTTTCCGGGTGATATCTTCTGAGCGTAGGGGGCTTGATGGTAAGCGCCCCCATTTTGTTTTAATTGATGAAATTCACGAACACCCAAACGATTTAGTGGTCAGGAAGATGAGTGCTAACATGAAAGGTCGGCGCCAAGGCCTTCAATTTGAAATCACGAATGCTGGCTACGATCGGCAATCAATCTGCTTCCAACACCACGAATATACTGAAAAGATTCTTGAGGGGATAATTGAGGATGATGCCTGGTTTGGCATGATGACAGGCCTCGACGTTTGCTCGAAGTGTGAAGATGAGGGCAAGTCTATTCCCCAGGACGGTTGTCCGGATTGCGATGACTGGCGAGATCCAAAGGTCTGGGAAAAGGCAAACCCGAACATGCATTACCTCGGTCAGCCTTTTATTGATTATCTTCACCGCCAGGTCGAAGAAGCAAAGGCGATGCCTCTACAGGAAAATATTGTCAAAAGGTTGAACTTTTGTTGCTGGACCGAGGGTGACATAAAATGGATTACAGCGGCAAAATGGAGCGCTTGCCGCGACGATTCTCTTGATATCAAGGATTTTATCGGCAAATCCTGTTATGCTGGCCTTGATTTAGCGAGCAAGATCGATATTTGCTCATTAATCTTAGTGTTCGAGTTTGAAAAAGGGTTTGCCGTTTTCAGTAAGCACTATTTGTGTGAGAAAACCATAAAAGATTCTAAAGAACAACAGCGCCGGCAGTATGAATTGTGGGTAAAGCAAGGCCACATTATCCAAACGCCCGGGGCAAGGACAGATCAGAAGTTTATTGAAGACGACCTGAAATCGATAAATACTGATCATCCGATAATGCAACTTGCGTTCGATCCGCGGGAGGCTGGTTATATTATTGCGAATGTCATGGAATGGACCAAAGAGGATACATGTATTGAAATAAATCAGGGCCCGGCACTGATCAGTGAGCCTATGAAAGAGCTTGAGGCGAGAATCCAGGCGCAGCAGATTTGGCACAACGGAGATCCGGTGCTTGCATGGATGATATCAAATGTGGTCCTAAAAGAAAGCCGGGGCGGACCGACCAAATATTATTATCCCACCAAGAGCAATGTTGACAACAAGATCGACGGGGCTGTTGCTCTGATCATGGCCATTGGCCGGGCAATGCTGAAGGGTGGACCGGTCAAATCGGCATACGACAATTTGACAGTGGATGAAATCCGCGAAAGGATGTCCTTATAAAAACCTTATCAGAGAAGGATGCAATATGGAAATTCTTAAAAAAAGGGGAGCAAGATGAAAATAACTGAAGATTTAGCTAATTGGGGGGATGAATATAGCAATTATCCAGATTTATTACATGAACATTTCGAAAAAACTAACCTATGGGATTGGTGCGACGTAGCCAAAGAGGGCCGCAGCGTATTTAATCAAATGTTTCAAGATGATGTAGAAGAAGATTCACCGATTGATTGCGTGTTTGCGGCAATCGCGGCACAAGTCGCACACGGAGCATTTGCCGCAATTGCAAGAATGCTTGGAACAACACCGGGTGATATTGAAAGGTTGTCGGCTTATTGGTATGAAAACAAAGACAAGACACCTCCGCCGTTACAAATAGGCGATAAATTAAATAAATATATCGAAGATTTGAAAAAATATGAGGATTCAATAGAGGCATCGGATGCAGAGAGCCCCGTGTTTATAATTCCGGAAAACCAGAAGTGAAGGGGGGCCGGAAACAATGACCAGAAAAAAGGAGAATAGATATGAGCCCAAAAAGATATTTTACCGCATATTTCTATTACAATGGTCTTAACATAAATCTTGGAATAAGTTTGTGTTTAAATCAGCCCAACATTGAAATTCATATTCCCTTTGGCTTTTTCAAAATTGGATGGGTTCGGGGATTTATGAAGGCCTATAAAACCGAACACGATAAAAAGGGGTTCGGCTATCGATACGATATGATTGTCAGCAACAAAAAGGCAATAGTGAGAGCAGTTTATTTAAAAGATGGCGACAAAATACAAGCAGACTTTATATAAGTCCAAAGTGGATATTAAAGCGATCAAGGAAAGGATGCAGTTATGAAAGGAAAAACTATGGATTTAAAAAGACGATCATTTTTAAAACTTGTGGGGCTCGGGGGGATTGCTTTTGTCACCCCGGGT